TAGTATTGTAACGGCACAACAAACTTATATTGGTTATCTATCCAGAGTTAATACTGTAACATATCAAGTTCCTGGTAAAACAAATACAGGTACTGACGGATTCCAATTGAAAAATGGTGTGGTTACTTCGTACATTGTTTCAGGAACAACAAACGGTTCAACAAATACATACACTGAATTTGTTGATGATGTGATTAAAGTTAAAACAAAAATTGACACATTTAATGATATAATTTGGTCGGCAAATAGTTTTACATATAAAGGAGTGGTTTATGAAGGTGTTTTGGTTTTCCAAACTGCGGACGGTACCTATGTGAATAAATTTCCTGTTGAGCAAGTATTCATACCTTTTTGTAAAAATCAGAACTATATTACAAAAAGTCCAACTGCAACATTTGACAACTTTGTATTTAGAAGAGTTTATATGATAGTTTCTGATGATGTTCTTGACGATAAAAAATATCAAACCTTCAAAACTGCGATGATTGGTAATATACTTACAAATACTGATATGTTGAGTAGAGCTCACAACGAAGACATAAGTAAAGTTTTTGATAGTTATTGGCTTTCAATTGCAAAACCATTATTCCTTGAGGAAAACGAAATAACAAAGGCATTTATTGATTCATTGAAAAAAGATAAATTGGCTTCATACTTAAAATATACCGAGACAAGTAAAAAACGTGAATTTACTTATACTACTGAAGGTGCAAACACTGACGGTCAAAAAGAGTTGATTAAAAGTTTAGGTGCAACTGAAAATCAAAATACAGATAAACTAACATGGAATACACAAAGCAAAAGTATTGGTGATGTATTCATATCAAAAGTAAAACTTAACTAATGGCGTATCAATATTGGAATAGATATAGTCAATTTTTAATCAACGGTGAACAAACTGTTGTGCCATTTGTTTCTTTGCCACAAAAAACAACAGATAAAACATACATATATAAAGTTGCAAGAAGTAGACTGGATGTTGTTTCACAAGAGTTTTATAATTCTCCGTACTTTGGTTGGTTAATTTTACAAGCTAACCCTCAATATGGTGGGTTAGAAAATTATATACCTGATGGTGCTATATTGATTATTCCATATCCATTACTACCTTCATTACAGGACTATAAAGGTGCTTTAGAGAATTATTTTTATTATTATGGCAGGTAATATACCAGGAGATAACAGTGGAAACATATTAGTTGAGTTTGACTACAACAATATCATTATTGTTGACCCAAACAAAACTATTGACGCTGCGGGAAAAATAAGTGAAAGATTAGTAGACCATGAAAAATTGGTTATGTTTGTTAATCTTGAAGCCGAAATATTGCCAAGAACAAAATTATCGGTTGGTTCTACTCCTGCTGACAAAATACAGGCTCAAACAATATCCGTTGCTAAAATGAATTTTTTAAGACCGACGGAAGGTACTGCACTCACTGATGGATATTACGATGAACTTACAGGTAAAAACTCAACAAACATGTTGGGAACCAATCAAATACGTGCAGAATATGTACAACCACCTGACGGAAGTAAGGCGTATTATAACACAACTGTTAATAATCCAGGCCAAAAAGCGACAGATAACGGTCTTTTAGGTATCACAAGTATTAATGTAAGAACAAACACAAGTTTTATTCCAAGTGTTACAATGAGACTTGAAGATGTTCAAGGAAGGGCATTGTTTCAATTAGGGGATAACTCACCTTATTCGGCATTTTTTAATATGCCATATTGTCCTTTTTATTTAACTCTAAAAGGTTTTTACGGACAAGCTGTTAGATACCAACTTAATCTAAAAAAATTCAACGCTAGGTTTAATAGTTTTAGTGGAAACTACACTATTGATTTGGAATTTGTTGGATATAAATTCAATATATTAAACGAAATATCTATGGGACATCTGTTGGCGGCTCCCCATATGTACAGTACAAGGTTTAATATTACGTCTGCCGTTGCAACCACCCAACCGTCAAACAAACAGATTGCGGCACAAGCGAGTCAAACAGGTGCAGTTGCTAAACAATCTAATATCAGTAATGATGTGGTTTCAACTCAGTTAACGAGTGAAAAAGGTTATCAAAAAATACTTGAACTTTACAGTGAGTATAAAGCAAAAGGGTTGTTAGCACCAGATTTTCCTGAGATGACTTTTGCTCAATTAATGAATAAAATTGAAACGTTTGAAAAAGATATTGTCAATTCGTATACCAAAGTTGATGTTGAACCTTTAACAAATATTAGAGCATACAAAGAGTTACTTAATAATTACTACAACACGATTAGAGGTGCTCAAGATTCTTGGTTTATTAAATACCTAAACCCAAAACCAATCATATTAAAAAGTACGGGAGAAAAAGTTTATGCGTTTAATGAGGTTACATTAAAAAATGTAAAGAATCAAGAATACGCTAGAACTTTGTTAAGTGGGTACACTATTGAATATAATAAAGAATTGGCGGCTAACAAGACATTAGGTGCTAGTGGAACTAATCCCATCAAAAATAATATTAGTTATGATACTTTAGTTAAATCGGTTGCGTTAACAGACATTGATTTAGAAAAAACAACTAAAGAACAGGTTTTAGGTTTAATACCAACAAACGCCGACATTAATGCCATACAATCGTATTTAGAATTTTCATTGAAGGCAAGAGTTGAAAAAGACCCGTACGACACAACAAGTAAGTTTGGTCAAATAACAATCCCTTCTTTATTTATTTTTGATACTGCCGGAACATCACAACCTCCAAGGTTTACTGAATTAATTCGTAAAATGGAGGCGGATGCAAATAACATTTTGTCAATTTACGAAACAAAATTGACTGCTGACTTTACAAAAAAATTAGAAAGTTCTGCAACAGGTTTAGGATTCAAACCTACAGTTAGAAATATTTGTGCGGTTATTATGGCATCAACCGAAGCGTTTATTCGTTTACTTGATGATGTACATACAAGTGCTTGGGACCAAAAGTATAATCCAATAAGAAGAGGTGTTATTTTAGATAATCCATCTTCGGCTCAAAATCCTGAGACAATTGATTATTATGCAACATCACCAAAATCACTTTCAAATAACTCAAACAGTGCTAACGCTCAAATACCTGTTTATCCTTGGCCACAATACTTTGTTGAGACTCCTGAAGATAAAAAAGGGAGATTTCAATTAAAATATATTGCGGACCCAGGTGAGGTTGATAAAACATCTGGTTGGGATTATACAACTTGGCCTGAAGTTCAATTTGTTGAAGAGTACATGAAAGGGTTGATGCAAAAATTTAATGCACCAACATCACCACCACCAAGTGAAAATCCAAACACAACAAACATTGTTAACATAAACGCAATTGAATATCCATCAGAAGGTCTTGCATATGTTAATAAAGAAGAAATTAAATTTTTCTATGAAATATGGGAAAGACAATATGTTACGTCTAACTATTCTGGTTTTAATAGGGCAACAAATAATCAATTGGGTCAATTAAATGATTTGATTGTTAGTGCTGAAACGGAAAACATAGTTACAGGTCTCGGAGTTAGTTCACCGTTTTTAACATTTAAGTTAAAAAATTACAAACTAACTGCTCAAAATTATACACAAGTTTTATCTGACATATCAAACCAAGGAACTGGTACGGCATATCAACAATTTATAAGAGATTTTTATATTACACCATATCTTAGAACTGAAACAGAAAATACATTTAGTATTCTTAGTTTGGACAACACAGGAAAAGCACCTGTAATAAACTCTAAAACTGAGGCATTACTTCAATTAGTGAAGAACTCAAAAAACACCCCATTAATTGTTGACACATATCCTTTCACAAACCCTTCTTGGGTTTCAGCAAATATGTCGTCAAGTAATAAAAATGTTGGAGTTGAGGTTTATAATACAAATAATGTTTTAACTGTATACCCCGAAAGAAATGTTATATCTAATTTTGAAAACTTATACAACTACACAACAAATAGACCTGTAACAAATTTTAGTTATTTAACTTTGGACAATCCAAATAATTTTTTAACTCAAAATAATGTATTGTTAACAGGACCTTTGGTGGTGAGATTAGACGCATTTTACGCATCGAGAAAAAAACCTGAAAATTTTATTCCTACCGAGGGGTATGTAACTCATTTTACACCCGCTAAAAACACTTCAATTGAAACAACAACTTCTATGTTGAATACACCATATTTTGTTAATGCGATACAAAATGGTGTTTACAGATGGAGAAGGAGAGACCCATACCCATATGTACAAGCGGCATATTTGTTTATAAATTCATTACCTTTAGCATCATTAAGAGAAAGATATAAAACTCAGGGAGCGTCAAGTGATTTAGATTACATTGCATCTTGTTTCAAAAAGTTTGGTGCTATTCATAAAATGCCATATGCGTGGGTATTAAAAATGGGTTCAATTTGGTATCGTTATAAAACTTATGTAAACACAAATGTTGACATATTAGATACCTCTTGGAAAGATTTTGATGCTATTACCAATTTTGACCCTGTAACAAGTTCAGATACAAAAACGTATACTTTCAATTTTGAGGGTGAAAATAATATTACTTTACAACAAAGTGGTAATAATGTTGTTAAATTACAAACCGGATTTTATCCAAAAGTAATTAATGACTTTAACACATTTTACAATGGTTATGACTTATATGTAAATTACACTAATGAAGAAATTCAAGCAAGTGTTGATGGCGGGGTTAAAGTTTACAACTTTACAAATTCAAATATATCATCAACTGGATTTACTAATCCTGTAATTGGTACACCTGTAACGTTTTCTAATCTACAAACTTGGTCTGTTATTTTACCAAACGGAATTGGAGATTTGAACACAAACCCAAATGCCTGTCAACCAAATTATAATACTACAAGTACAAATTACTACGTGGTACCGTCATTTGGTAGTGAACTCAATCAAGTTAAAACTGAATGTTTCTTAAATGAAAATACTGGTTTTCCAATATGTAGTTTTGAAAACAATCCTGCAATTTTCAACGGTTCAGTAAGATTGTTGTGGGACGCACCAAACTACGGATATTTTGATGGTAAAACAATTGTTAAACCAACACCTACTTCATATGTTAACAAAATCTTAAGTGCGGATACACAACAATCAGCATTTAGATTATTAGAAACAAATGATTATTCAACCATTGAGGAAATCTTTTCGGTGTTTGACAAATTTATTTTAGATAAATTTGAACAAGAGTTTTTGAATTTTTGTAAACCAATTGCTAATATTGATTTAGGACCACAAGTCATTGTACCTGTGGGTGAAAATCCGACCGATGGAAATGCGATGTTTAGAAATTTCCAATACTTGTTTAGAAATCTAATGACAATACCAGGAAAACCAGAATCAAAATCAAATGAAGAATACTTCAAATCGATTGGTGATTCACAACTAACAACGTTTTATAGTGTAATCAAAAACTTTATGCAATATGACGTTATGTTGAAATATGGTAACCCTTCAAATTACAATAGAAGAGTTTGGGCATCATATATAGGAGCGACTGGTGGTAACACAATTGTTGACCCCATTGTTTTTTCTCCTTACATAAAAAATAGTTTACCATCAATAAATGGAAGTACAAGCCTTTCCCAATCAAGAGTGACATACCCACAAGAATGGAGAACATTAGAAACTGAAGTTGGGTTTTCAACAATTAGAAATTTAGTATACACAAGTAATGGTTCATATATAACTGACTTTTTTATAGACAACAATATTGGATTTACTGTTGATAACATTGTATTATGTGCACCTATTATTAAAATGTACGCAACACAAAAACTTTATACACCAACACTAACAAGTGCAACTTTCAAGTCAAATTTACAAACTTATCTAAACTTAAACACGTCATTTCAAAATCTTATTTTGGATAATATTTTAATTAATTTACAATTAAAATTACCTGACCAACAACAATTACCTGAAAGAGCGATTAATAGTATTTTGGATGGACAACAAAGTAAAGTTGAGAATTATGAAGTGTTCAAAGCGTTAAACGACAAATGGATTGCTGGTGGAGATTTCAAAAACAAAACAATGTTTGAGGATATAATGTTCTTGGATAGGGCTTCAAGAAATATTGGTGATACAATTGTGGTTGACATTTTTGACTTGAAAAGCATGTTGAATAAAAATTCACTTAACATGGAAATGAGTTCATATGCATTTATGAGTGGTATTTTAATTAAGAACCATTTTAATGTTATGCCTCTACCATCATATGTTAATTTTTATAACATACAAGATGTTGATGGTACAACAACACCACAAGCCGATGGACATTTAGAATTTGCCGATAACATGTGGGGGACATTTTTGAATGTTGACTATAGAAATTCAGGTCCCAAAATGATTTGTTTTTATGCAGGACAACCATCATCTAATTTGGATTTACCAAAAGGAAACTCAAGAATTAGAAATGATGGTTTTGAATTAATTAGAGCATCTGAAAATCCGTTAATTGAAGATTACACCAATAAAAAAGATTGGGCAATTTCAAATAAAGTTGTTGGGTTTAATGTTGATATTGGTGTTAGAAACCAAAACATATTTTATTCTTTTGATGTTGGAATGGAGAGTGGTAAAGCAACTTCTGAAACAATTAAAGCTCAGTTAGATGTTGTTAATCAGGCCACAGGTAAAAATGTTGCCACACAAAATGTTGGTTTGTATAATCTTTACAAAAAAAGAAGTTATACCTGTACAGTGAATTGTTTGGGTAATGCACTATTACAACCAACAATGTATTTTAATTTAAGACATGTACCAATGTTTTACGGTCCTTATTTAATTACTGATGTTCAACACACAATCAATGCAGGTAATTTCCAAACACAATTTACTGGTGTGAGACAATCTATGTATGATTTACCACCAATTGAAAGTTATTTACAAAGTTTGAATGAAAGTGTTCTAACTCAAATTGAAAGTATTGTTAAGAACAAAAGTGATAAAACTACCGATAAACCAACTACAGATATTAATAAAACTGCGTTGTTGCAACAAATTGGTGATAACACTGCGGCTGCTCAGAATACATGTATTAATAATTTAGTACAACCTTATAATACGTGGGAAGTTATTGCCACAACAACAACATCATTAACCCCAAAAGATTTAGTTTTGGCTATTGAGGCTAAAACAAGTGACCCAAATTTACAATTGTTAATTTATACTTTATGTTATATTACAACATACAATGGTGGTAAATTTAATGGATACAATTTGAATTTTGCTAATATTACTTTGACTACGGACTATGGTGATTCGGATGATAAATTCAAACAAAAAGTTGCAGCTTGTGTTAATATATCTAATCAAAAAAATTCACCAACATCACAACCCGTTGCTGTGTTTGATTCCCTTACTAACTTTATTGAGTTTATGGTCAATAAATTACAACCAAAAGTAAAACAAGTTTTCTTTGGTGATGGTAACACACCACCTTTGGGAATTGAAAAATATTATGCTTGTTATTGGCCAAAAACAAATATATCTCCTGAAGCTTTTGACAAAGCGTTCCATAATGGAGATTACAAACAATTAACAGCAACAGTTAAAAACGCGTACCAATCCGCTGGAGATGCACAATTAAATGCTAGTGCAACTAAAAAGGCACAAGAAGCGGCTGCAAAACAAAAACAAAAAATTGACGACAAAGCTGCGGGTAAAACAAATGCACAGAATAATCTAAACACAACTTCAAATGTACCTGCAACGTGTCCTCCACCAGCGGTAATTAGATTTACACCTTCAACGGGGGTACAAGGTACAATCATTTCATTGACGGGTACAAACTTGAATACTGTTACTGCAATTACTATTAACAATGTAATAACAACAACGGGTATTACAATTAATGATAGAACTACTTTAACAGTTGTTGTACCATTTAGTAATACACCGATACCGCAATCAGATGTGATTATCCTTAGAGCTAAAGAAGGTTTAGGTACAAGTATATTTGAATTTACTTATGACCCTAATCAACCAGCACCAGGAAAAACAACAACAGTACCAGGTGTACCACCAAACTCAAATACTCAACCACAACAAACTATTGGACCTGTACTTCAATCAACTACTACAAAATTCCCTAATGGGTTTGATAGTAAAATTGAAATTTCTCGTACGTTGGTGGGTATTACAAATAATTATGATATCTATTCAGTCCCTGAGACACAAATCATTTTTACCGTAAAACGAAATGAAATTGGACCAAACAATACCATAGTATCTAAAGAAATATTCAATGGAAGTATTTCTGAAAATAATTCACCGTATCTAATTGGTGGTGTGTTGATTTATAATTATGATGATTTAGAATCTTTTGCTGACAGTTTTAATGCTTACACTACAACATCAGGTGACGAAGTTTATTTCAAAATTACTGTCACCGCAACTAAAATTCTTACTACAACACCACTTACGATTAAAGACGCAACACAAACGTTTAATGCTAAAATTAAAATTAACTAATAAACTGTATATTTATATAAAAAGATTTTTATGAACTTAAAAGCAACTTTAGATAATTATCTTGGAAAATCTGTTAGATTTTCAGAAGAAGATAACGGAGACGGTACTAAACAAGTATGTGATTTAGATACTGGTGATTGTTATACTGTTAGAGAAAGAGACGGTCTTATTGAAAGAGCTGGTCACCAAACTACAGCCAACAGAAAAGTTAGAGTAGAAACTTCGAGAGGAATAAAACAATTATTAAACGGCTAATACAATGAGTATAGACAAAAAAATATTAAGTGAAATACAAAGATACAGAAGTATTAACAACTATATAATGGAACAAGCTGCAGAACCAGCACCTGACGATTTGGCGGCATTAGCACCTGAAGCAGGAGCGGCTCCGCCACCTCCACCGGCAGATGCAACTGCAACTCCACCAGCACCACCGGCAGCAGGACCTGGCGGAGCTCCAACACCAATTGATGTTGAGAATGACCCTGATGTTGAAAAAATTGATGATGAGGGTGAGTCTGAAGAAAAGAAAGATAAAAAAGACGACGAAAGTGGAACTGACGAATTAGATGTTACTGATTTAGTTGATTCACAAAAAAATATTGAAAAGAAACAAGACGACTATTTTGAAAACTTGTTTGGTCAATTAACTAAATTAGAATCAAGATTGGGTGAGATGGATGCTATTATGAACAAACTTAATGCTCTTGAAAACAAAATTGAAAAATACAGAGAAAAAACTCCACAAGAAAAATTAGAGTTGAGAAGTTACGACTCATACCCATTCAACCAAAAATTATCACAATTTTTTGATGATAAGAAAGATGAAATGGAAAAGACGGGAAAAAATGATTATGTTTTAACTCCCGATGACGTGACTGACATCAATGTAAGTGATATCAAAGATTCGTTTCAAGGTAACGGATTCAAAGATGATTACCAATACAAATAACAATACTTAATATGTAAGGAAGGTCACCCAAAAGGTGACCTTTTTTATTTGACAAGCCGAATAATTAGATTATATTTGTAACATAACTTAACAATTAAAAACATAAAAAACATGATGAGTTCATTAGACGCCGTATTGGCACAGTACGAAAAAGCACAACAAGGGGGCGGGGCCCAAAGTAAGATGTCGCAAGACGAAAGAATGAAAAAGTATTTCGCTTTAATCCTTAGTGATAAAGAGAAGTCAGGACAACGTAGAGTACGTATCCTCCCAACACAAGATGGTAGTTCACCATTCAAAGAAGCTTGGTATCACGAAATCCAAGTAGGTGGACAATGGCAAAAATTCTATGACCCAGGAAAGAATGACAACGAACGTTCTCCATTAAACGAAGTTTATGAAGAGTTGATGTCTACAGGTAAAGAGTCAGACAAAGAATTGGCTAAACAATATAAATCTCGTAAATTCTATATCGTAAAAGTTATAGACAGAGACCACGAAGAAGATGGTCCAAAGTTTTGGAGATTCAAACACAACTATAAGAACGATGGTATCTTAGATAAAATCATTCCAATTTGGAGAAACAAAGGTGATATCACTGACCCTGAAAAAGGACGTGACCTTATCATTGAGTTGACAAAATCTAAAACACCTGCGGGTAAAGAATACACAAGTGTATCTACAATTATGTATGATGACCCAGCAGCTGTTCACGAAGAAAAAGAACAAGCAAACGCTTGGATTAACGATGAGTTGACATGGTTAGATGTATATTCTAAAAAACCTGTTGAATATCTTGAGGCAATTGCTCGTGGAGAAACTCCGAAATGGGATAGTGAAAAAGGTGGTTACGTTTATGGTAACGACATGGAATCAACAACTTCTATGGGTGGAAGTAAGAAAGCTGAAAAAGCTCCAATCGCTGACCCCCAAGCTAACGACGATGTAGATTCAGATTTACCGTTCTAATTACAATAGGCATGGGTACTTGAATAAGGTATCCATGTTTTTTATTTTTAACAAGACAAAATTATGGCAATCAAAAAAAACGACTTTAGTGCGGTAAAGAAAAAGTTCTCTACCTCGGCTAAATACAAACCACAAAGATTCTTTGACTTAGGACAAGATTTCTTGGACGCGGTTGGACTACCAGGTCCTGCTATCGGTCACTTGAATATGTTCTTGGGTCACTCAGATACAGGTAAGACAACGGCACTTGTTAAGACCGCTGTTGATGCACAGAAGAAAGGTATTCTTCCTGTGTTCATTATCACAGAACAAAAATGGTCTTTTGAACATGCGAAACTTATGGGTTTTGAATGTGAGGAGGTTATTGACGAAGCAACAGGAGAAGTTGATTGGGATGGTTTCTACATCTTCAATAATGACTTTGACTACATTGAGCAAATCACGTACTACATCAATAGTTTGTTGGATGCACAAGAGAAAGGTGAGTTGGATTATAGTTTATTGTTCTTATGGGATTCTGTTGGTTCAGTTCCTTGTAAGATGACTTACGAAGGTAAGGGTGGTAAACAACACAACGCATCTACATTAGCGGACAAGATTGGTATGGGTATCAACCAACGTATTTCAGGTTCTCGTAAAGCAGATTCAAAATATGAAAACACATTGGTTATTGTAAACCAACCTTGGGTTGAGTTACCTGACAATCCATTCGGTCAACCAAAAATTAAAGCAAAAGGTGGTGAAGCCATTTGGTTGAACTCATCTTTGGTGTTTTTATTTGGTAACCAAAAAGGTGCGGGAACAAACAAGATTACCGCAACAAAAGACAAGAGAAGTGTAAAGTTTGCAATTAGAACAAAAGTTTCTGTTATGAAAAACCACATCAACGGATTGGGTTATGAAGACGGAAAGATAATTGTAACACCACACGGGTTCTTGGCAGGAAAAGAAGCATCAGAAGAGAAAGCGTCTATTGAAAACTACAAGAAAGAATATGCTGACTATTGGAAAGATATTCTTGGAGTTACCTCTTTGGACTTTGACTTAAAAGAAGAAAAAGAAGATTGATATTTGTTTCACACATTAAATCACAATTGTGATTAAAACATTACTAGTAGACGGAAATAATTTATTTAAGATAGGATTCCACGGAGCCAAAGACGTGTTTAGCGACGGAGCTCATGTGGGTGGGGTATATCACTTTGTGAATATACTCCGCAAATTCCTTGAAGAACACAACCATGATAAAGTTGTTGTGTTTTGGGATGGTGATTCAAATTCATCCATTAGAAAAGGTCTATACCCCCAATATAAGGCAAACAGAAGACAAGACATGAATGAGTACAAGTACGAGTCGTATTTGTATCAACAATCTCGTGTTAAACAATACCTTGAGGAAATCTTTGTCCGTCAGGTTGAGATGACCAACAACGAGGCTGATGACTTGATTGCGTATTATTGTAAGATTGCTGTTGATGAGAAAATCATCATTTTCTCAGCAGACAAGGACCTTACCCAACTTATTTCCGAGAACGTAACCATCTATTCTCCTATTACAAAACAATACTTTAAGAACGGTGATAACATCATCATCAACAAGGTGGCAATCCCACACTATAACGTAATGTTAACAAAAGTATTCACGGGGGATAAATCAGATAATATTGACGGTATTGAAGGACTTGGTGAAAAAACTTTGTTGAAATATTTCCCCCATTTGCAGGAAAAACCATGCACTATAGACGAAATATTGGATAATGCACGAAATATCCCGCAAAAGAAACCTCTGAAAGTAATCAATAATATTTTGACTGGCAAGTCAAAATCACCTATATTTGGAGAGGAATTTTACCGTACCAATAAAACGATTGTGGACTTGACAAATCCACTTATTACTGAAGATGGTAAAGAGTTGGTGAAACAAATTTTAACTGACAATATAGACCCTACTGATAGGGGATATAAAAACTTGATGAGAATGATGATGGAAGACGGTCTCTTCAAGTACTTACCCAAGAACGATGAAGCTTGGGTTAACTTCCTCAAACCTTTTATGAAACTTATTAGAAAAGAAAAAAGAAACACAAACAAAAATTAAATTATGAAAGAGCAAGACAGCACCAAAATGGAATTCTTACTGACGTTGAATGACAACATTGTAGTTCAGAGATTCTTTAATGTTAGAGGGTACAACCCGAACGCAAAGAACTCATTGGAGTTACATTACTACATCAAACAACTCAGAGAGGATTTAATGTATCACTTGAAAATGAAGACGGTAGTCTACATGATTGACAACAAGGAGTCAATTGTTAGCGACCCTTCGGTTATGGACACTTCTTATACAGATGGACCTGAAGAATTCAACTTTTATGTTAAAGTTGGAGAACAGACAATTTGTCATAGAAATTTTGACGGAAAATTATTTCCACCAAAGGTTCGTTATACCGTTGACGTACGACCATTTTTGAAAGATGTTTTAAGAGATTTGACTGACATTTTTTCAGCCCAAAAATTATCTTTTGATTATATGGGCTTTGACTTAAAGTAAGGCATATTTAATTAAACAGGGAGATACAACAACACTTTATGAACAAGAATTTTGATTACTTAGGGAATACATTTCAGATACAATTATTAAACCAAATCATAGTAGATAAAGAATTTTCAACATCAATTATGGATGTTATTGAGAGTTCTTACTTTGATAACAAATACTTCAAAATCATTTTACAAATGACAAAGGAGTATCATGCAAAATACCAATCCACCCCTAATTTTGAAACTCTTGACCAAATCGTAAAATCCGAAATCTCACAAGAATTGGTTGCCAAAATCGTTCTTGACACTATCAAACAAATTAAGGACGCTCCGTTTGAAGGAACTCAATTTGTCCAAGAAAAAGCCTTGAAGTTCTGTAAACAACAAGAACTTCAAAAGGCGATGGACAAAGCTCAAAAGATTATCACTGAAGGTGATTTTGAATCTTATGACAAAGTTGAAGGATTGGTTCGTGAAGCCTTACAAGTTGGTGAAAGAGACACGGGTACAACCGACATCTTCTCCAATTTAGATACCGTACTTGACGAGGACTTTAGACACCCAATTCCGATGGGAATTGCTGGTATTGACAGATTACTTAAAGGTGGTCTTGCAAAGGGAGAGATAGGTGTTATATTGGCTCCTACGGGGGTTGGTAAAACAACTATCTTAACCAAAATTGCAAACACTGCATTTAACCATGGATATAACGTACTTCAAATCTTTTTTGAAGACAATCCAAAAATTGTTCAACGTAAACACTTCACACTTTGGACTGGTATTGAACCTGATAACTTGGTTCTACACAAAGATGTGGTAATGAACAAAATCACAGAAATCAAAGAAACAATGAAGAACGAGTTAATCTTAAAGAAACTCCCTTCAGATTCTATGACAATGAATCAAATCAAAAATCAAATCAGAAAGATGATTGCTGATGGAACAAAGATTGATTTGGTTTTATTGGACTATATTGATTGTGTGGTTCCTGAAAGTACAAACAAAGATGAGTGGAAAGCTGAGGGTTCTGTAATGAGAGGATTTGAAGCAATGTGTCACGAATTGTCTTTGGTTGGATGGACAGCGACTCAAGGTAACAGGTCATCAATTTCATCTGAGGTTGTGACTACAGACCAAATGGGTGGTTCAATTAAGAAAGCACAAGTGGGACACGTTATCATTTCGGTGGCAAAAACATTGACACAAAAAGAAATGAATCTTGCAACAATCGCCATTACCAAATCACGTATTGGTAAAGATGGGGTAGTATTTGAGAACTGTAAGTTCAACAATGAACTACTTGAAATTGACACGGACAGTTCGGTTACATTCTTAGGGTTTGAAGAACAACAAGAAGAAAGAAAAAGAGATAGGGTTAAAGAACTAATGGAAAAAAGAAAACATAGAGAACAAAACAATAATACAAACTAAAATAAACAAAGAAGAATTATGGACGCATCACAAAAGATATTGTCGGATTTAACGGTTTACATGAAGTACGCAAAATTCGTACCTGAATTAAACAGACGTGAGACTTGGGAAGAGTTAGTAACTCGTAATATGAACATGCATATTAAGAAGTACCCTCAACTCAAAGATGAAATTAAAGAAGTATACAAAATGGTATACGATAAAAAGGTATTACCTTCAATGAGGTCAATGCAATTTGGTGGTAAACCAATTGAGATTTCTCCAAACAGAATCTACAACTGTGCTTACCTTCCTATTGACCACTTGGATGCGTTTGCTGAGGCGATGTTCCTATTATTAGGTGGAACTGGTGTTGGTTACTCAGTACAAAAACACCATGTAGAAAGCTTACCTGAAATTAGAAAACCAAAATCAAACAGAACAAGAAGATTCTTGATTGGTGATTCTATTGAAGGATGGGCTGACGCAATCAAAGTATTATTCAAATCTTACTTTGGTGAACACCTATCAACTCCTGAGTTTGATTTCTCAGACATCAGACCAAAAGGTGCTCAACTTGTAACATCAGGTGGTAAAGCTCCAGGTCCTC